TACCTCCTTCAGGCAAACAAAGATGTAGAGTTTGATGACGTTGAGGTTGTCTCAATTGACAGCGATGACGACTATATCATTACGGTAGCATATTGCGACTTTAGCGTCAACTTCGCTCGCAAAGGATACACCAACGCTATTGCAGAGCCTGTGGCTCCGGTACTCAACGAAGTGCCTACTATTGCTGGTACCGTTGAGGTTGGCGAGACCCTTACCGCAACAGCGGGAGACAAAGACGGTATCCCCATTCCGGTTACCACTTGGCAGTGGCAGACCAGCGATGATGGTTCTACCGCTTGGGTAGACGTTGACGGTGAAACCGCTTCCACGTTCTTGATTACATCCAACGAGAACAACAAGTACATCCGAGTCGTCCAGACAGAGACCAACAGCGAAGGCTCTGATACGGAGGCTAGCGTTGCTACGGACCCCGTACCAGCAGCTCCGGATATTACGGAAGCACCAACTATTGCAGGAACCGTTGAGGTGGGTGAAACGCTCACTGCTACAGCGGGCGCAGTAACTGGTACTCCAGAGCCTACCACTACGTGGCAGTGGCAAATCAGCGATGACGGCGCCACCGGGTGGACGGATATCACCGATGAGACGGCAGAGACCTACGTTATCGCAGCAGGTGATGACGCTAAGTACTTGCGCGTTGTTCAAACAGAAACTAACACAGAGGGTACGGACTCGCTTGAGAGCGCAGCAACAACAGCTGTAGTTACCCCATAAACTATAAGATATGGCACGTAAAAAGAAAGCGACTGCTCCTGCGGTTGCACCAGCAGAAGAGACGGTAGTTGAAGCTCCCGTTGTAAAGGCAGCACCCAAACAAACAACTTATAAATGTATTGAGTGCGGTCAAGAGAACGAAAACAAAAAGTGCAAGCGCTGCGGAAGCTCGTTGGTGCGTGAGGTATGATATCAAGGGAACAACAAGAAAAGACCCTACGCAAATTAATAGTTGATGAGTTAAAAACAAGAACTGTTAAAGAGCGTATGATTGCTGCTCTTCGTAACAAGAAGCAAGTAGCAACAGGGAACCTTGAGTCTGTGATAGCCAAAATGAACTATAACAAGGCAATAAAGCTCAAAGAGATAGTTTATGATGGTTCTACTGGCGCAATGGTTTCTGTTCTTGTTGTTTTTGAGTTTGGATACAAAGGCGCTGAATATGCAAAATATTTAGACATAGCACCATACGGAGACATAAAAGAGCCTAAGAGATACAGTACAACCCTACAGGCTTTTATGGTATGGGCTGCCTCTAAGAAACCAAACTATTGGATTGCTGGTCAACCTGACCTTTCTAGCCAATCAAAACTAAAGAAGTTTGCTTGGATTGTTAAGAAACGTCACTTTGAAAAAGGTGGTGTTATTTCTAACAAGGGTAGATTTATGACATTCAGCCGTTCAAACATTACCACTTCAATAAATAAGGCTGGGGAGAAATTTGTAGATTTTTGGGATAGGGAATATGCTCTTGAGATTGAGCGTCAGATAATTTTTAATTGATATGGCATTAGGTGGACCAAGCACAAAAGAGCTAGCTCAAAGACTTTTACAGCTCTCTGAGTCTATCGCTAAATTAAATCAACGCTTATCACAGTCAAAGAAGGGTTCCGCTGAGTACAAAGAAACTCTGCGCCAAATCTCTATCCAGCAGAAAGAGGCATCAAAGACAAGTGAAGAACTTGCCCAAAAGCAGGCACGCCTAAGCGACAAGGTAAACAATCACAAGAGTTCTATTCGTCAAGCGAACGAAGCGCAAAAGCAATGGAACAAAACATTAAAGGAAACCAACTCTTTAGTAGCCCAAGGCGGTAAGGGAGGCGGTACCCAGGGATTTTTTGGTGCTTTTAGTCCAGATAAAATATTAAGCACTATTGGAACTGTAACTAAGTTCCTTGGTGTTTACGCTTTAATTAGTGGAGTATCAAAGGTTGTAAGCACAGCGCTTATTGACTCAACAAAACGCTTTATTGAGTTTGATAAAGCACTTGCAAACCTTGCAGCGGTTGGTGGAAGAGAGGCAGCTGAGTCAATTGAGACATTTAAGAATCAGGCTATAGAGGTAGCAAATGAGACTAAGTTTACTGCTGTTCAAGTTGTAGGTCTTCAAACCGAACTTTCAAAGCTTGGCTTTAGCGCTCAAGAGGTTGTTGCAGCAACGTCATCTGTAGCAAAGTCCGCACAGGCATTAGGCGCTCCACTAGACCAAACAGCACTTGTTATTGGTCAAACTATACGAGCGTTTGATTTGCTCGCAGAAGAAGCCACATACGTTGGAGACACTATTGTAACGGCAATTAACAATTCCGCTTTAAGTTTTCAGTCCTTTCAAACGGCTATTCAATATGTAGGTCCCATTGCGCAAAGCGCTGGTCTTACGCTTTCTGAAACGGCAGCAGCAATGGGTGTCCTTGCTGACGCTGGATTTAGAGCCTCAAGGATTGGTACAGGTCTCCGTGGGGTTATTAGTGGATTGACTGAGAACGGAGAAGAACTCATTCCAACGCTAAGGGAATTACGTGACCAGAACATATCTTTCAGCGAGGCGGTAGAACTTGTAGGCAAGACATCCGCTGCGCAATTGATTACGCTAACAAGAAACATTGAAGAACTTGAAGGAGCAAAGGATGCGTATACTGAGTTCGGTGCAGCAGCGAGAGCTAGTGCTACTCAATTAAACTCTATTGATGGCGCACTTCAATTATTGAATAGTTCATTTGACACATATTTAACAAAGCTTGGAGAGTCAATTACTCAAACAACCGGCTTCAAAAGAGTTGTAACTAGCTTAGTTCGTTTCTTCTCTGAAGATGCTGCACAAGAATTAACAACCGCTTCACTTGTTGTCTCAACGAATACACAAGAGATTTTCAACAGCATTGCTAAGGGAGCAGAAGGAACGCTTGGTGATGCAAGTCAATACTTCAAAGAGGTTTTTAAATTAACTGAAGACGAATCAAATCTTTTGTTTTCCCTATTAAACAAGTCTGGGAGTACGCTTAGTGAAAGTTTAGCAACTATTCAAAAAGACAACAAAGGGACTCTATCTTTAATTACGGACACTGGTCTTGCTCAAGGAGCTTTATTTGATAAGATTGTAAAGGGTTCTGGTGGCGCTATTAACTCTCTTGATGAACTTAACGATGCATATCGTGGTGTTAATAATGCAATAAGAAACACACGTGAAGAGCAAAAAAAGCTTGAAGAAATTGAAAAAGGTCGTCAGGTTAGTGTAGGTGAGTATGGAGATGCTATTGACAAGCTTCAAAACAAGAAAAATAAAGGTCTTGACATTGATAGAAAACAAGTTGACCTAATTGCAAATAAACTCCTTGACGCAAATGAAAAACTTAATCGTGAGATTGAGACTTCAACAGATTTAACTGATGAGCAAATTCTCCAGAAGAAAGGTCAAATTCAACAGAACAACCTTTACCTTTCCCAACTTGGGCGTATTGGCTCGGTATCTAAAGACGTTGAGGCTAATGCAAAGAAAGAACTTGAAGATAGGTTTAAACTAGAATTAAAACTCCTAAAGGAGGCTATTGAAAATAGAAAGCAACTTTTAGCAAAGAGTCAAGAACAATTACAGCGTGAACTTGAAGTAGCCAAGGCTAAAAAAGACCAGCAAAAAGTTCTTGAGATTGAAAATAGATTGCTGAATGAAGAAGCTTTAGCTTTCTCTGAACTGGGTATTATGATTTCCGCTTTTAATAAAAAGTGGGAAAGTGCTAGCGAGACTGTAAATGGTAAACCTATAAAAATAGATAAAGACACGTTAGACATTGCTGTGGATTCTTTATCTGATTCAATAGCAAACTTAGAAATTTCGGACAAAGATGTACTTGATTTAATTAAAAACATTAGAAGCGTAGTAGGTGGCGCCATTGAAGATTATGGAACTGAAGACGCAAAAGAATTTGCTGAAAAGACACTACAGAAGTTAGTTGAATTCCTAAAGGAAAAAGGATTTACTCAAGAACAAATTGACGATTACGTTGCTATCTACACTAATCTGATATTTCCTCCTATTGACGATGCTGCCGTAAAACAAAGAGAGAAAGAGCAAAAGGATTTAGATAAGAGGCGTGAAGAGTATCTAAAGGAGCGCAATAGAACAATAGCGCAGATAATTCAACAGTCAATTGAAACAACAGCAGACATCTATCGTGAGCAACGTGATGCCGAGTTTGAGAATTTGACTAATCAACTAGAGGCGGAAAAGAATAAAATTCAAGAGCGTTCTCAGTTTGAGCAAGATGTATTGAAGTCTCAATTGGAATCTCAATTGATTTCACAAGAGGAGTATGCTGCACGTCTTGAACAAATCAAAAAGAAAGAAGTTCAGCGTCAAAATGCTATTGACCGAAGAATCTTTGAGCAAGAAAAGAAAAGGGATACTAATGATGCCAATGTAAAATACCTTGAGGCTTTGGCTAATATTATTCCTGCCTTGATTACAGAAGATAATGAAGCTAATCCAGTTCTTCTTGGAATTAAATATGCTGCAACGGCATTACTTGCTACTGCTGCTTGGCAATCTTCAATAACCGCAATCAACAAGAGAGAGTTCTTCCCTAAGAAGTTTGCTGAGGGTGGTATTGTTGAGGGTCCCTCTCACTCTCAGGGTGGTGTACCGTTCACCGTTCGTGGTGTTGGTGGTTACGAGATGGAAGGTGGCGAGTATATCGTCAACAAGGAATCTACCGCCAAGTACAAAAGCCTTCTGGACCAGATTAACGAGACTAAGTACACGCCTAAGTACAAGTTTGCTACAGGTGGTATTGTAAGTCCACAAGAGTTCTCTATGAAACAACTAGACCTCCTTGAGGCTATCGCTGATGCGACCACTGGAACCGCAATCAACACCGGACGACCTGTCAAGGCTTTCGTATCTTCGGATGACTTAAAGAACGACACTAACGCACGTAGAATCAAAGAAAGAAACGCTAACATCTAATGGCTATAGAGTTTTATTATTTTGACCAATTCACCGCTCCGTCTACCGGAATAAGTGATACTATAGAAACCTATACGGTGTCTGCTAATGGCGATGTTACAATTCAAACAGACGCTGCCTTCTCTTTGAGCGGCTCGGTACAAGTTGGAGATATCGTTAAGCTTTATGACTCAACAGACAACACGAACTTCATATATGGAGTTTTAACTGGTAAATCTGCTGTTAGCACACCAGAAGGTGAAATAATCGGTTGGGCTTTAGGAATTTCATATGACTATAGAATCTACACAGATTCAATTTCGGATATGACCAATTTCTTGATTTATGCTGATGCTATAAACTCAGAGATATCAAAAAAATTAAACGTATCCGAGGCTTATAAAATATCAACAAACATTGAAACTGCTGCATATTCTGAGCAGTATATACGATACAAGGTTACTACAAAGCACGATTTAATTATTGACGCAAGGCGCAGGAATTTGCTTGAAGACTTTTTTGATATTGTAAGCGCTTCAAACATATTTATTGTTGACACTTGTGGTAGCCCCAATGGAGTGGCTTATAAATTATTTATAGAATCTGATACGTTTGATGCGTTCAACAACAAGTTCAGAAAAGACGTTAAGTTTAGAATTATAGCCTAATGAGTTATCGTGTAGTAGTTAGGGGTATAGACATTGACTTATTCCCAGAACAAGAGATTAGTATTTCTCTTGATTATTATGATAACGAGGACCCTTCTCGCATAAAGATTCCATTTTCATTTGAAGAGAAGTTCCCCTTTACAGCTAATAACGGAAACGCTTTTCAGTATTCCGGAGTAGGCTCTTACGATATTGGAACTCGTTCAAAATATGATTACACGATTTATGATGGAAATAACATTATATCTAGCGGTAGGGTTAGTATAGCATCTGTAGTTATAAATAGCAAAGAGCCATACATTAATGCATCATTCACGGATAAAGCGGAAAATTTCGCCTCCGACCTACGAGAGCTAACCTTTGCTCAGCTGTACAACGATACGTTCTCTACGACTGTTAGAACCCTCCAAACATACCTTGAGGGTAACGAGGACTATAGCGGTCGTGATATTGAGATACCGTTTGTTGATGTAGACAATATCCAGAAGGCTGCGGGCTACGAAGCCCGTCAGCTTACTACGTGGGGTATTGACGGAAAGAAGTTCGGTCTATTCCCAGCACTTAAAGTTGTGGACTTTATTGACCGGGTGTTTACTACTCTAGGCTTCAGCTACACCTCGCAGTTTGTTGCGGGTACGGCTACGTGGGTAGCAGACGACCTGTATATGCTATACCCTTCGTTCTTGTCCTCTGCACAGACCGACAAGCGGGCTGCATATCTATTCCCATACCCTTACAATGTGCCAATCAACCAAGACCAAGAGCTTGGACCACAGTCGGTAGAGTTTGCTGGACAGCAGGCAAACCTTTCGTACAACAAGATTACGAACTACAAGTTGACCGTTGCTGATACGTATGAGCCTCACGGACCAACCAACTACAATCCAACGGCTGCCGAGACAGCTTACGATTATGGCTTCCAGTACCGCACTTCAACGGGCGTTGCAGACTTCGGTTCGGAAAACATAGGATATATCGCTTACGGAAGCGCTTTTGATGCTGTAGTCAACTGGACTGACGCTAATGGATACGTTACTATCAGCGGTCTTAGAACGGCTATTGTAAGCTCTGAATACGAGTACAGCGATATCATCTTCCCGGTGGCTGTAGACATTACCTCTATCAATACGGCTAGGTTTACGCCTTACGTTTATATCTACGGTGGTTATTCCGGCATTGATGCCGTATCCTTCCGTATCCCTATGCGTGATATCAACGGGGATATCTTGTCGCTCACACCAGCTTCTATTGTCAACGCAGCAACACAAGACGACCCAGACATTAACTTGACTGGTGGCGTTAGCAATACGCTAACCTTTAGTGATTTTGATGCGTACATTGACGATACAGAGGTATTCCGATTCTTAGGTGGTACACGTTACTCGGTGTCTATTGGTCTTGAGCTTTCCGCAGGAGAGCTTACAGTAGACCTCTACACGACCAATGAGACCAGCGGAGGCAACTTCCAAGCAGCAGCACTTGCTACTTCGCAGTCGTTTACGCAGGTAGATATCCGCAAGCAGCGCATCTTTGGTTATGAGTGGTCTGACTTGGGTCTGAAGGTTACAAACGCAGGCAACCTGCCTGCTATTGCTGGCTCCGATAACTTCACATTCAAGGAGAGCCTTGGAAACAACGAGTCCTACACCCCATACGACCTCTTTATTGAGATTATGCAGCGCTTTGGGTTGAGTCTAGTGTACGATTACCGTTCGGGCGAGCAGAAGTTCATCTTTGACAATATGAACGATGTACGGTCCTCTACGGCTATTGATATAAGCGATTACGTTGACAACCTAAAGGAGTACGAGATTAGTGCTGCTCCAGAGAAGTACAAGGAGATTGAACTCAACAACAAAAACTTTGGTGGTTTCTACGATAAGTTTGATAACGAAATCGTAGTGGGTAGTTACAAGGGTGAGCTTAATGCTGACGGAGAGGGTAACTTTAAGATTGACTTCAAAGGAGGTCTCATCAACCCAATCAACAAAACGGTATGCGGAGATTCGTTCTTCAACGACCCGCTGCTGATTCAAGACGGTCTCATCTCTTTGCCCGAAGCAGGACAGATTAAGAACACTATCCTTGAGTACGATAAGATTGGTCTTCGTTTCTTCTACCTGAGAGCAGCAACAAACGCAACGACACTTCGGTATCCAGTATTCCGCAGAAGGAACGACTATGGTCAGGTTATTGACCAGAACGTATACAAGACCATAACTACGGTGAAGCTGCAAGGACGCACCATCAACGGAGACTTCTCTACAACGGACCTTCGCTTTGCCGACAAAGACGGGAACACCTTTGATGCATACGACTATTTGCTAGACACAGAGCGTTTCAAGTATAACGGACGTGCTAAGATTACCTTCTATGCAGCGTTCCCAAACAGCTTCTTTGTTGGTGGGTATTTCTTCAACCGAAAGTTCACGCTTTCAACGGGAGAGACCATTATTGTTAAATCATTTACTGATGCTAAGATGTATAATCAATACATCTACGGCAAAGTAGAGGCAATTTTTGTAGATTAAGTTAATGGC